GCAGTTGTAGAATCACTGCTACTATCAACATCTATAACAGAACCATTTTCCATCAATATTCCAGACTTACCGGAAGTTACGTTGAATAGATTTTTATAAACTACGGTATTATGAGAATCTGACAGAGAAGTAGTTCCACAGGTATAGTTTGTAGTGCTACCTGTTAAAACTTTGAAATAACCTATCGGAGTATATCCAGCAACTATTCTCGGCAATTTAGCCCGATCATAAGCCGTTTCCATCCCAGCGTTAACCGTTACAGTCCCAGATTCATTAACGGAGATCATATATTTCCGATAAGTGCTAACTGATTGCTCAGACAACGTACTGCCTAAAGCACTTAGATCAATCGTTTGGGCAGCAAACTCACATAGGGTTCCTTTAACTAGATATTTAGCTGTCAACGAAGTCTGAACATTGGTGGTATCCGTGGCTATTGTTAATCCTACAGGGTCAAGGCATCTGTATTGAAATCCGGTGGTCGTATTGTCCAGGACTTGAAGCAAATCTCCCTGGCTTACCCCACCATCTGACAGATCAAAAGCCATGCCTGCGCTAGAAAACAACAGCAACAACAGTGCAAGAAAGAAAGTCTTGAAGTATTTAAGCATTTACCTTTACCTCCTTTGTTTTGGCTTTTATCTTTTCTGAATCAGCAAGAGAGATCATCGATAAATGACTTTTCACTTCTATGCCCAAAGCCTTTGCGGTTTCTACTGTTGCATTGTTACTAATACCTAATTCTTTGGATAAATCCATGACCCTGACTTTAGCCTCAAAACTAACTGGCCCAGGGTCCTGACTAGGAGCAGGGGAATGGGCGAAAGGAACTGGATTGTCAAACTTTTCTTCTCCTGCCTCAGACTGCAACTCATTAACCAAATCTATGATCTGGTTGGTCTTCTCAATAAGTTCAGTTACTTTTTTAAATAACCGTTGTTCATCATTGAAGAATCCATTTTTTATCTTTTCTATCTTTTCTATCATTTTGTTACCTCCAATCCCCCGGATTATTTCCAGGGGAAAATAATAAGATTTTATTCGTTAACTATAGAAAAATCAGACTTGTTGTAGTTAACCAATGCATGTATTTTTGCTAAATCCAGATCAGCATCTGAACTCATGCAAAGATAACTATCCACGGCGATATATCCATCCGTGCTACCACCAGCTGCCTGTTGCCAATAATCGGCATCACCCACACTGTTACCATTAAGCGCTGCGGTTAAAGTTATAAGATTAGTAAAGTCTGACTGCTTTCTGATGGTAAAGGTTATTGTTGCCGCTCCACCTTCGGCCTTTACGGTCTTGAATGAACCATTAATGAGAATACTATTCGCTGGTATTTTGGAGATCGCATAAACCACTCCAGCCGTTAACTTAGTAAGTCCAGGGCTGACCTTGTATCCAGTATTTAAGTCGGCACAATTTATAAGCCTTTCAGACTTCTGGACTAATTCGGCACGGGAAATACTATCTACCCTGCCATCTGCTAATGTTGATACGTTTACCATTTTAAAAACCTCCTAAAAGTTATTTAATCTGAACAAATCAGATTAACTATCGAATATCTTTGCACTCGACATAAACAGCTACGCTATTGCGATCAATACTATTAAAAAGAAGCTTTGCCACCTTAACGTATAAGCTCCAACCTACTTCTTTCTTTGCTTCGTGATCTTCTTTCTCCATAGTGAAGAAAGGAGTACATCCCCATACAACAGCAAGCGATTGTGCCCCGGTAAAAACACCCTTGCAGAATGTTCTTCCGTTGGTAGTGAACAAAGGTACAGAGGGATGCTCAAATACCACTACACCATCAATTATTGCCAGCGCAGTGTTCCAGTAAGTTGTATTCGGATACCTTTCCCTTATTTCTTGCTGATAGCTAGGATTCTGCTTCAATAAATATGCAGCATGAGGATGAACAATTAATACTCCCCTGAGAATAGCCCCGTTAACATCTGATATAGGGGCTATCTTATTAAAGAACCTACTAGTTGACGTACCCCCCGTCTTACCATAAGTTGATAAGTACTGGAATAATGCAGGAGTTAATTCGTTACCCTCGTAGGTTAATGCTGCTGGAACGTTTGCAGGAGTTACCCCTGAAATTTCAGTATTCGTTGGATTACCGTCAGAATCCAAATAAAAAACTTTCGTGGGGGATGTGGTCCATGCGTTGATACATTCAGTATCCATTGCCTCTACTCCCCATTGCTCTAAGGCTAACCGATGCTCACCATCTAAGTTATCTACTGCATATTTACAAGAAGTGCGATTAACTTTAACCGCATTTCTGATTAATCCTAACTTAATATCTTGCGTGTACTCATCAAGCGACCCGCCTTTTCCTGATAATGTTTCAGTATCCCTTACGCCATCTGTATTCAACCTTCCGATCATTCTTACCTGTATTTTTCCTCCAGTTGCTACGGTATCTTTTGTTCCCTGAAGGTCTTTGATCTGCTGAATAGGAGTATTAGGCTTAGTTCTGGACATACTAGGGTTATTCCACTTGTCCCGTTCAACTTCAAAATCTCCGCTGGTCAACGCTCCCATTAAGCTTGCGTCAGAGATAGTCCTAAAAAGCGTTTCTGTTTGTATAAGTGCCTTCGCCTCTTCGGAATCTACATCTATTTCATAGGTATCTGTCATGTTATTCTCCTTTAAAATGAAAAAACGGAACCTCCACAAAATAACCGTGGTTTAGTTCCGTTTTCTACGTGAACTTAGGTAACTCTAACGAGTTACTTTTTTAATGCTTTTAAATCCTTGGTACTCATTAGGCTAATATCATAAATATTTATTTTTTTACCCTCTGTTACCGTTGTGTCAGATGCGGAATTAGGAAGCCTGTCAACAACATGATTTTTTATCTTTTCTGTTACCTGTTTAGCGTTGTTGATAAGTTGTTCGTTCTTCTTCTTCTCTGCATCAAGTTCTTTCTGTAGAGAATCAATCTTTGCTTTTGATTCATACCGCTTATGAACCTGCAATAGTGCAACCGCTGGAAAAGAAAAAAGATTGTTTTTAAACGATTCTGCTAATTCTTTCCCTTCATCTTCAGCGATCATGGTATAAATACCGCCTAAATTTTCCTCAAACTTAGGCACTATCTGCAAAAGTTGTTCTCTATTCTTCTCTTTAACTTCTAAACTAACGATCTCGTTATCTAATGCCTTAATCTGTTTCTTGGCATCCTTTCTTTCTACGACAGCTTCTTGTCTCTGTATTTCATCTGGCAATTCAGCTATTTGGTCATCAGTCAGAAGTTTGTTTTTCTGTAATTCTAATTGTTGTTTTAGCCCAGCAATTATTTCTTTGGACTTCCTAGCATCGAAGACCTCTCCAGTTAGCTTTCCGTTTAATTTATCCTTATGAAAGTTTTCCTTCTGTGTCTTTTCCAGCTCTGAAAGCATTTCTTCCGGAGACAACTTTGAGTACTTATCTTTCTCGAACACAAACTCATCTTTTTTCTTGTCATCTTTGGCCGCTGGTTTCGGTTCTTCCTTCGTTGCCTCGCTACCCTCGCCAGGTTTCGGCTCGGACGGTTTCTTTTCAGGTTTCACCGTAACGTACTCCTTCAATGACTTGGTATCCATTGCACCAATTCCAGCGATAAACTTACTTATAGAAACCGTTTCTTTAACTGGTTCCTTGATCTGTTCTGCCGCTGGTTTTTCTAAAGTTTGTGCTTCTGTATTCATCTATTTATCTCCTTTTCGGACAAAACCGTGCTACCCCGTAGGACACCTATTTTGCTACCCGATATTACAGCGGCTACGCCACTGCCTGTAATGGTAAGCTACCCGTTTCCGGACTTCCGTTTTCTTTCTGTTTACCTATTTGCTTAACAATTTCTAGCTTCACGTTCTGGTTGCCTTGTTCCTGTATTTTTCCGGTATCTCCTTGTTGCTGAGAGGCATAGAATTGTTTTTTAATTTGCATAAATTCTTGCTTTTGTGACTCTGGTATACTTGGATCAAGTTTTACCAGGAAATCAACCATGTACTCAGCTCTGCCACCAGATTGTTTGTAAATATCTTTCCAGTTTTCAAAGGCATACTGCATCTTGGTAGGACTATACGAAGACTCAGCCACCTTGCAATCATAAGCAGTAGGATCATAATTTTTAATAACCTCCTCGATATCTTGCTCGGTATAAGTAGAGAAATCTTCTTTATTTATTCTCATAAACTTGCCTTGCTTATAGCGATTATCGAGCACTCTAAAATACCTATCAGAAGTTGCATACACCTTTGGCAATGCCTTTAAAATGGTATTGACTATTGCCTCTGTCATTATCCAGTTGTTAACAAATAAGTACTCGTTTCCAAGCAATCCGGTCTTTTGCTTGTTCAACATCCCAATATTGCTTTCATACGGTGAAACCTGATTAGCTAATTGAACATTGGTAAGGTCAGATGCCCTTTGCCTCCAATTATTGTCAAGTGCCATGCTCTGATTAGGTACTCTGGCTGGTATATCACGGACAGGTATTTTATTTGTATTCCCTACTTTTCCAACATACCCAGGATCTTTGTTGCCATTTTCAATAAAATACTGCTCTTCTTCCGGATCGGTAAAAGTTTCATCATCAATATATGTTTTAGTATCATTGGAAAAATTTTCTGAGTCTGCCATCCTGCTTTCACTTTTATTTATATGCTTTTGCATATCAAGAGCTTCAGCATACTTGCCAAAAATTATATTTTTAAACTTTTTCCCTATGGCCGGGAATATCCCTATACGATCAAGCTCAGAAACCCCTTGATACAAAAGAACGTTCCCGACAACCAACGCTACGATTATTTTTTCATCCGGAACAATGGTTTTAGATACTCCTTCAATCGTTAATATTTTTTTTAGCTCCTCGCTATTAATATCAGGGAGCGGCTCATATAGACCATTTTCCAGATTAACAACTACCGGCACTGATCTATGTTCTTTGTATTGACATTCTATTGTCTTAATTAATCCCTTGTCTTTATTAATTAATCTGTTAAAAAATCCAGTAGGGGTTCCATATTTTGCATCTATATCATTTCCTGAATCTATATTGTCTGTACCCATAGGATAAATTCCACCACGTGAGGAAAACTTACCTATTTCATCAGCCTTATCAGGGAACATCACCTTTAATGCTTCAACGTCAAACCACTTAATCTTTTCCCCATGTTGAGCGTCAGAGCCATCAAGTTCATTAAATGGGCTAAGCATACAGTTGTCCCAATCATAATATCCAATCTTAAACTTTCCCCTTGTATCATTTTTCCTATCGATATCGAGAGTAGCCCATCCCAAACCAAGATCAACTTGGTCAGCGAATACTCTTGACTCAATAGTTTCATATTTATTTTGTTCCAGAATATTTTTAATCATCTGTCCTTGAATATCGGCAGTTCTCATGTCCCCGGTGTCTCCAGGCAACACCGTGGGCTCGGTCTTGTTTTGCAATTGCACACCTTTCAAGATATCTAGTTGCGCATTAACGATAGGAACGACTAATGCAGCTTTATCTGCTGGCATAGTTGCCAGGACAGTTGAATCCCATTGATTAAGCTTCCTAAATTTGTCACATTCTCTTGCTACTTTGAAAAAACCAGTTTCCATCCACGCTGCAGATTCAATAAGATACTCATATACTTTAGTTATCATTTCTCTTTCTTCTCCATCTACGGACTTCTTTTTCTGATAATCCAGGTTTTTCGTAAGTTCGTGGGTATGGTTTTTTGCGGAAGTTACTTTGAAGATTAACTTGGGGGCCGGTTGTCCGGTAGCGGGGTCAACGTCCTTAGATTGAGTGACTAAAACGTTATGCTTATGGCCTGCCTCTTCAGACATACTCACCCGCAAGTTATTATCAACAACAAAATAGTGCTTGTGCTTATTAGTTTCGGTAGTTTGATATAAATAGGCGGCTATACCATTCTCCTAAAATAAAAAAACGGAACCAGCCAGGGTATTAATGGCTAGTTCCGTTTTCTACGTGAACTTATTTTATATTTGCTACCCTAAGTATACACAATCGGATTATGCAAATCAACATAATATTTTCAAAAGACTAATTCTTCACTTTAAAAACATGTTATAATTAGGCTATGCTTAAACAAAAACTAGTATTAACAATAACCTTAAAAAAACTGTATTTATTTGGTAACATAACCGTACAAATTGGAAATGACCCATCTACTGCACAGCTTTTTAAACGAGACATTAATGACCCTTCATGCTACAAGAGAGTAGTCGTCAAAAACAAACGCTTCAGAAAATGATCTTACCGCCATCCACCTATTAGGATTATCGGCTTTTGTCTGCCTACGCTTTTCCATAACCTTTTTACGCATAGTAGATTTACCTTGCTGCTTGAAATATGATTTTGTACTATGATAACAGGTCAAAGACAGGGCATCTGCCTTGTTTGGTGACTCATACCCAAGCAAAGCTCTCATTTCTTTCTTGTAAGTAGAATTAGTCTTGGACATCATTTTAAGTTTTCCGTCAAGTCTCTCTCCATCATCTACTTTTAAGAGTGATAGTTCGCCAGCAAAGTCATCGTCAAACGTTGTCTTAAACATAGTCTCTTCATTCGACAACGGATTGGATACAATATGTTTAGCGTTATATGGATGAATGACGAAGAGGTCTTTCTCGAACCCTTCTTTCATGTTATCCATCAGCTCATCTCTCATCCTAAAATGAATATCTTTTACTGTAGAGGAATCCATCGAATTAATACCAACTACCTTGTACCCAGCAGTTAATAGTTGCTTATACGGAACATGGCCGATCCCGTTTGAATCCATGTATGACTGTTGTGGTTCCCACTCATCCATAGCGTCCATAATCCATTTTGCGATCAAATCAGTTTTAGTGGAATTATTTACAAGGAATCCAAGGATATGCCATCCCTTACGAATGCAGATTGTGGAAATATCGCCCATGCCTCCACCACCGATATCAATTCCAAATATGACTGGATCATCTTTGTCAGGTTCGTAGTCTTTTGCTCGGTCTTTTGCGGCATCAATCCATTCCCAGGGTATTAATGCACCCTTCTCAGAAGTAGGTTTCAACCCTAATACTGCAACTCTGTATTGATTAGAATCACGTCCATACTTGGTTTCTAACCTCTGAATTGCAACCGGGCTTACCCTAGGTGAGTTTTCTGAGTTTATCCGGTGGCATATCCACATAAATTTGTCTTCTTCTTGTGATCTAATACACCAACCATTAGTACGGTTAGGATTAAATATAGAGAAGACCGAATTTATACCGACAGGGTCAATACATGTATCAAGAATAGCCTCAAAAATATGATCGGGGACCCCTGTCCCCTCATCTATGAGGAACAACATGTTCTTATCATGCTGCCCCTGGACAGCTATCTTCTGAGATTCAATATCAGTGTTTTTAGGGAAGTTCTGGATATGTATCACCCATCTGTCTTTTTCCCCCATCTTCGATAGGCCTTTCATGTAAATCTTTTCAGATTGTTTATCCATCAGGATTGAAACAAGGCTGCTTTCACCAAATACTCTTTCTGCGTGAGCAAGCCACTTAGATATTTCAGCCCATAACCTTGTTTTAATAACCGTAAAATCCGGCCCCATCAATATAACCCTGGCATCTTCAAAACACACAAAAAACCAGATGGCCACTACCGCCGCTAGGAACGTCTTGCCGATACCCTTCCCAGACTGTACCGAAATACCAATCTTTTTATTAATCTCTTGCTCGGTAGTATCTAAGACATTCTTATTGCCAGCTTTTCTCTTGACCAGTATCAATCTTGCCCAATCCCTCAAAATGCTTGCCTGTATAGCGTCTATTTCACATTTAGGATTACAATCACACAAACCAATACCCAAAACCTCGCGGCAGAACAATACCGGGTCTGCAATCCAATACATCCTTCGTTGTTTAATGGTCTCATAGCATTTGAGTATTTCTGGACTAAGGTTGTTTATCATAGGATACTTTTAATAGCTCTTCTTTGACACTGAATGACATCGCCTTTCCTTTTGCCACCTTCAACGAATAAGTCCGGCTTATGACCCCTTCTCTTAATTTGGCGTTATTCTGGTAAGACCGCATAAGTGTTTCTACTTCGCTATCAACGCTCATCTTTGCCTATCCATGTCAAAGTATCTCCAATAATTACAGGAACAAGGTTGTCAGAAATGACTATCTTTTTATCTGGTGGGTTTTCTACATACTTGGTTGCTGCTTCAATTAGCTCTTTTGAGAGTTCCATTTTACCCCTTCATCTATAATTGCCCGACAAGGAAACTTCCCGTTTACCCTGGAACAATAACCATGTGCTTACCATCATTCCCCGTAAGATCAATATTTTCATGTACCAATCCCTCTTCTTTCCTTCCCAGCTCCACCTTCACCCTCGCTGAATCCAATAACTTCAATACCCTGTTCATGCTCTCCGTGGCCTTCAAAACATCTTCCCTCACTACTCTCAACTCCTGCAAAGTCAATTTCTCCGGCGGCACATTCCCCAACAGCAGCCAAAATAGCTTATTCACCGTCTTATAGTTCGCCACCATCTTTACCGCCTTCTCTACATACCTCTCATGCTGTGTTTTCATGCTAAACCCTCCCATAAAGAAAATTATCAAGCTCTTTCGACTGCCTTAGCGCTTTCTTTAACTCCCTCCTATACCAATGGCTATCACGAACCATACTGGCTATACTAGACATATCTATTTCTGCTAATCGCTTAAATGCATCCGCTATTACTTCACTTTTTTTCTTGGCATTATACATAAATCCTCCGTGTGGTTCCGACTAAGATAACTCGTTCCTCTTTCTCCCTATGCCGGGTATCCCCCCCCCTATCAGCCAACTTAACAGTAAATTATTACTATGCTATAATATCCTCATCATTACACCGAAAATATAACATCGTGTCGCATAAGATTGATTATGTTACGCCTACACATCTATTAGCTTGCCCTCAATATCCGCATCACCATCATCAATATCGATTACCTCTTGTTTTTGCGAGGCTGTAATTACTCCTGGAATCTGGGCTGGTACGCTACTGGTAGCGGCCTGTTGTAGCGTTGCTATCAGCTGATCTACAGATTGAGTGGATAGCTGAGCATCTAAACCGGCATCTGAGCCTCGTATTATCTGCAACCAATTGATAATATTAACCGTATTACCGCCTAAATCCGCATCCTTACGTTGCTGGATATCGAGTACCTCATTAATCCGCAACAGTTGCTGCACGATCGCCGATAATACCTTGGGTGGATAAGTAGCTGGATCGGTATTGAGGATATGCTGAGCTATCTGCTGGAGTGCTAGGGTAGATAATTGCTCGATATCGGATCGGAGATATTGCCGGGATTGTAACCAACGGTTACGGCGGTTGGCAATAATTGCCGAATGCCGATAACAGATAGTGGCTATCTGTTGGACTCGATGAGTATCATATCCAAGCTCCTTACATATTTCCATAGGTTTTTTGCCTTGGATACGTAACTGTATTATCTTGTTGTGATCGTATTTTTTTGAGGTTAACGCTCGTTTACTGAGATCATCCATCTACCCTGATTATGTAATACTACATAACAGTTGTCAAGCTATCCACAGGTTATCCCCAGGGTTAATTGGGCTAGGATTGGAGATCGGGGATAACGGAGGGAAGAGGGATAGGGGCATGGCACTCACATCAGCATAGGGAGCTGAGTGAGATGCGGGAGCGCCTACGGCGGGTAAGG